TATTAAAAAACTTATACCCATATTTGGTTAAATCTCCAACATTATCAACTTCTCCCAATCTTTGCAAACTTTCAAGTGCCGATATTTTACCTCTTTCAACCATTACATCACTTTGAATTAATGGTTCGTCAATAACATTTAATAAAACCTCGTCTTTGGTTATTGCGGAACAAATTAACATATCTTGAGTATAACCGGATGATGATACCTCAAAAATTGTAGTTCCTCCTGAATAATCCTTATATGAAATGTCGTTTATTGTATATGATGTATAAGAATTATCTGAAGAAGGTCCGAAGAATGTACCAATACACCCTGAAGTTCCGGTAACTTGTATACCGAGTTTAAATTTACCAGCATATAAACTTGTTTTAGGTCCATATTGTTGTAAATCATTAACGGATGATGTTGTATATCCCGTAACTAAAAATGGTACCGTGGTATAGTTACTACTAATTTGTGAGTCCGCATCACAATACGAATCTCCTGTAAAAATATAGTCGTAATTAACAGGTGTTGCCGACCAGTTACCCCCTTGAGGATAAAAGGTTGCGGTTCCGTATGGGTTTGATATAACCGCATCTGTAAATGGTACTATTATATCTTTTTTTATTATATTAACCCCCCAAGGACTTACCCCCGAAAAGGTTATTGTAAAATTACCATTAGATCCGTAAGTATGGATATAATAATCAGGTGATGAAGTGGTTATTGTCTGTATTGGCGTTCCGTCACCCCAATCTAAATTAAAATCACTAAATTGTAAGTATTTTTTATCACTATCATAAGTGTTGTAAAAATAGTAAGTGTAAGGGTCTATAGTTGTTGATGAAAATAAAAAATTTAACATCGTATCTTTTTGTAAAACCGCCCCATCAAAAACACTATAATAACCCAAATCAATTGTTTCTTGAGTTAATAATATAGGTATTGTTAACCCTGTTAACAATGATGTTTGTCCCGTCCCTCCCGATAAAACTTGCGTCATCGATGAATACACATAAGTTATACCAGTATACTTTGAGGTTGTGGTTGTTGTAACTATATCACAACAAGGGTCATCAATAATATTAGGAAATATTTCACCATAACTATAAGTTACAGGATAAATAGTATTAACAACTTCAGGTGATATTTTTATATAATATTTTCTATCTTCCATTAAGGATTAACATATTCATACCATTTTATGGGTTGAGTTGTTCCGACTCTATTGTTTGAATAATTAAAAACTTTATAAGTTTTTTTCGCTTTATCTAAAACAACTTTATAATAAAAGTATCTATCGGGTCTAAAGTTAAATTTATCCGATAAAGATGATTGTGGGGTGGTCATCATTTTCACATACTCCCCTCTTCTTGCGTCAAAAAATTTTGCGGTCATATAGAAAGTATTAATATTTAAAAATCCACTATCTCTTAACCAATATATAAAAAAACCTTCTTTATCACCAATAAAATCCAAATTAAAATAAGGTTTCTTTATTTTAACGGGTGGTTTGTAAGTTGAGATTGTTTTAGTTTCAGTATCTCCTTGTTGTGTTGGTAATATTATCGTTAGATAATTAGTCTGTTTAGCACTATCCGCACTATCATAAAAATCCAATTTAAAAAATGATTTTGTGAAAGGTTTTTCAAAATAATAAACTTGTGAGGTTGAGAACCCGTCGCTAACATAACTATCAAAAACATAACTATTAACCCAATTTGAGGGTGATGTTGAAGCTGTCACAGGTGATGTTATATTATAAAAATTAAATTCGTATTTTATTTTTGTTAATGTAACAGGTTCAGCCCCGTTAGTGTAAGGATCGTGAGAATATCTACTAACCTCAAAATCTTCAGGAGCACCAACTATTTCTGTTACTACTTGGTCTTCATAAATTTCAATTAAATCGTCTTTACCCAAATAATCCCATTTTAACTCTATAGGAATATTAAAGGCGGTATCGCCACTAGGTAAAGTAAAATAATATTTATCATTCACAATCATCTATCGTAGGTTCGGCTATTATTGTCTGTTCATTATAATTAGTTCCTTCCGGTATTATTCTAAAAATAATATTAGTAAAAGGATAATGTTTACCATTTAAAAATGGATAATTAACCCCAATAAAATCACTATCAATAAAACCATAAGAGTATATGTCTCTCCAAATAAATTTTTGTACGGTTGTTGAATAATATGAGTAATTAGGTATGTTAACTCCTGTTGTATCTCCCTCTTCAATATATGGTGAAAACACTCTAAGAGTTATTGGGTGATGTGGTTGATAATAATATCCTAAAGGGTTTGTGGGAATCACAGAATTAATTTTAAAATGTGTCCCGTTGAAAGTGAATTTATGATATATTTTTGATAACACTCTTTCTTGTTGTTCATAATCATTCCACTCGCAAAAATCGCCATCTATTAAATCCCCATTCTTTAAAGATTTATTATATTTAAAAGGCCCTGAACCTAATGTTGTCGTATATGCGGATGTTTGTATTCCAGTATTTGACGCCGAAGATGGTGAACTTGTTTTATCCCACCAAATATTAGGTTGTAGGTTCGCAGGACTTAATGGTAAATTAAATTCCCAACCTTGTTTTAACCCGTCAGTCCATCCAAAATATCCAACCCAAATAGCGGTGAAAAATAATTCCGTTATAGGTCTTTTTTGATTATCTAATAATTCACTAACGTCTATATCATTATTAAATGATAAAGTATAGGATTGTGAACCTTCAATTGTGGTTATTTTTTCTTTATTGTCAGGTGTTAGTGACGCACTTTCATACTTTTTTTTAGTTCCAAATATATTTTGCTCAAAACCGGCCTTAACTAATATCGATTCAGATAAATCTGTTAATATTTTATGTCTTTTAACGTAGTATTTTGAAGTGGTGTCTGTAGGATTATCTTTAACTACAACCCTTTTAGCTGTTCCGGTAACGTTACTATTGAATGTTGTTCCCGTGTAACCAACGTTTATTATGTTAAAATAATATTCATCACTTCCTGAAGTTCCATTACCTAAAGAATCGATTTCAAATGTATCATCACCGTCATAATCAATACTTAATTTAACCGCCTCTCCCACGGATAATCCGTGTTTAACAGGACATTTAAACGATATTATATTTATTCCATTCTCATTACCCGTTTCAATTATAAATGGTATACCTTCAGAACAAATCCAATCAATTGTAACATTATTTTGATTTATATAGTATAATTTTCTTGTCGTTGAATTACTAAAAGGGTAGCTGAGAAAAAAATTCCAATTATAGGTTGACGCACTTATATTTGAAAATTTTAAATGCTCGTCAGGTGGTTGTGTATACCCTTCAACATTATTATCAGTTCTTATAAAGTCAAATTCATTATATAGTGGAAAACCGCTCCACGCAACACTTGGGTTAGGTGGACAAGAATCTATCGCAGATTGTTTAGCATTTATATAGGATAAGTTATTCTCAAAAGGAGGGTAATTAGTAAAACCCGCGTACGAATTTTTAAATATCACACTAAATTTAGCCGCGGGTCTAAATATTGTCGATTCTTGCCTTTCTTTGTCAAAAACATCCTGTAATCCGACAACAACACTTCTATCGTATTCGATTAAAAGTTTTGAAGTTTGAGCTAATGGTAATTTATATTCGGAATCTTTTTTAGGTGCCGTTTTATACCTTAAATTAGGTAATACTATTCTATTTTCAAATCTGTTACCCATCTTAATCTATTACATTATCACTATTTATCCATTTCCTATAAAATTTGTCAAATGAACTTCTACCTTTTTTAAGTCCAAAATAAAAATAATACGGAGCTCCTACCGTAATAACCCTTGGTAAGGGATAATTACCGCTTTGTGAGTTAGGATTTGGGTCTAATTCTCCCGTTGAGGGGTTTCTTGAGAATATATATCCTTTAAAATAATCTGTAGTACTTCCATTACCCCTAAAATACCTTGAGGATGCGTTGAGTCTATCTAAAGTCTGATATCTATAACTTAAAAACTTATTATCTATTTTATCCGAATACCATTCATTTTTTTGGGACCCAAAAATACTATCCCCTGAAGGATTTTGTTTAATCTCCCATTGATATAAAGGTATTTCTTGTGAAAAAGTTGGTATATTGTTAAATGAACATTGTTGTGTTATTGGTGCTGTAGTATCGATAATTTCTCTTCTTGGTGAAATAAAATCTCTAATTTGAGTATCTGATGAGAAAAATATTCCAAAAATTCCATCGCTAGAGTTACCATTATTAAAATATATAGGGTCTTGTCCTGTTGGATTGGTTGGATAATTTGCTGAATCAAATTCATTGACACCTAACTCGGAATTTATAGAAACCATTTGAGCGTAGTCAGCGTCAACAAATTTATTACTTCTACTAAAAAATCTAAGAATGTTAGTCCCTCCTATCATCTGACTTCCTATTGAGGTGTTTGCCAATCTAGATAAAACAAAAATATTAACAACATCTGAAACATCACCAAAAGTGGTTGTGTTTAGTCTGTTAAGAATATAACCATCATATTTATCGGAATATATAATTTCTTGTATATAGTTATTTCTAGGTCCCAAATCAATAATTGTTGTGGGATTTTTTAAATTTCTAATATTACCATCTTGTCCTGAAGATATTCCAATAAAATATTGTTCGCTGGCCCCCGAATAATAAGGGGTACTTCTGTAATAGAAGTTTTTATCATTATTATTAAGATAAATCATTTTAGTACAAATATCACTATAAGGCTGATTGTTAGAATCAAAAAACCTTTCATTTTTAAATGAAGGTGCGTATAATGTACCGTTAATCCAATTATTTGTAAAAACGTGTGAAAAAACATTTCTACACGCTGCGAATGTTATATTTGTTCTTGACATCCATTCGGTAAATAATTTAATATCGTCCACTATTGATAGAAATGGTCTGGTTACTATAATATAACATCCGTTATTAAAAATTTGTTTTCCCCCCATTTTTTGACAATCACCGTACTGAACATAAAACTCTCCATTTGAGTACCCATAACACCCCAAATTAACACTTTTATCACAATTATTTAAACTTTCAACAACTTGACTATTTATTGCGGTTGTAGGGTCTCCGTCATAATTTCCAGGACTTGTTGATGGATTTGTTCCCGATATATTATTAGGAATAACCCCATCATCGGAAATTTTGTAAATTGTAAAGTTATCATTTTGTTGTAATAATAAAGACGTATCACAATTATCTATTTTATTAGTCGATGTGGGTAATCTATCGGATCTCATAACAATTTTTCTTCCACTAATCCCCCCATCAAAGTACATTGGAGATGAAGTATCATATATTGGTGATATATAACCAGCATAAACTACAGGATTTAATGGTGACGTAGGATAAGGAATTGTTGCGTCCATCATCATTAATGACCCCCCTTCAACTATTTCATTAATATAATAACCTCTATTTTGGGTAGGCGTAAATATTATATTATTAAATTCAAATTTATAATATGTACAAGGAACCGTTTCAATAACGTTCCACTCTCTAGTAAAATGATTGTTTATATTAACTCTAAGTCCATTAGAGCTTGTTTCCGCACCCGTAGATACCGATACAAAACAAGAGCACGATGGTGTAAATAAGGAATTATTATTATCTAAATTAGAATAGTATTTTGGTAAAACACTATTAAATTGTAAGAAACTCGATGGTTGGTAATTAAAAGTATCATAATATAAATCCATATTTGAGTATATGTCGTTGTCACTATTAGTGGCTAAACTATGTCTCACATTTTTAAATCCTCCGTTTATAGGTATATTTAACTTATAATTTCCTCTAAATTTAATAAAACCAAAATTAGAATAACCAAATATTTTACTTAAATCATATTCAATATCGACTCTAGTTGAATATGGGTCTACCCCTCTTACCAGAAATAAAACTATCTGTTGTTGATACTCGGTATAGGACGTTAAAGGGTTATCGCTAGTATCTGTAACACAATTATTATTTGATGGGTTAGAATCGATATTAAGTCGATTAATCCTCATATCATTATTAAGATATCTCTTGTTTAACGAATTATCTAACGATGTGTCACATTGAGAATTAAAATCGCTATATGTCATTGCGGTGATTACTTGAAAATACTCAATGTCTGAAGGATATTTGCTGTAATTCGTGTCATTAGGGTTTGGCGGAGGGATTTGATAGGTAACACTGCCAGTTATCCCATTAGATTTTACATAATTTATATTTATGTTTGTGTTATTTAAAGATGTCCCAGTAACCGCGTTATTACTAAAAGCGTTTTGGGTGGATCCGGTTAAATTCTTATCGGTACTTAAATCAGGGTTTTGGAATGTCATTATCATTCCGGGGCTAATATAATCAATACTATATTTATCTAAAAGAATAACTAAAACATTATCGGTATGATAATCATTAGGGTCAGGATTTAATGTCGGTTCTATTCTAACTTTAATCTGGTTAACCCCCCCACCAGGATTTGTTGGCGAATTTTCGAAATATTTCGCCTTTGTGTTAAATAAATTTATTCTTTCGGGTAATGTTAAACTACTACTAAAATAATAATATTGGTCAGAACCCAAAGAACCTTGATATATGTAGGGTATTTTTGTTTCACAACTAGGTATTGTTGTAGTTGGGTATCCTCCTAACACGTTGTTAGTATTATTAATATTTTGATTCGCGGTTCCTTGATTATATGATGAACTATTAAAACTTAAAATTGTGATGGTCTCTAAATCGGTATTTAAATTAACACCGCTAGGTATAAAATCGGAAGGGGTATTTATTGTTGGAGCACTTATTGAGGGGGAGTCGGAACAATTACAAAATTCACATTGATCATATAATAATAATGGAATATTCAAACCCGACAATTTAGCGTCTTGTAATTTTTGGTAAAGTGCCACCAATCCAACCGCAACACCTATTTTAAAAACCCCACTAGCTAAAATATTCAAACCTAATAATAATGTCTGAAAATTAAAAGTGACAACAGGACCTGCTGGACTTATCCCTGTTGCCCACGCGGATGCTATTGTTGTTCCTCCATCAATTATCGATTGTACTCCCAAATATAGAAAAAAAGCCGCAACAATAATTCCAAAATTTTTAATAATATCTAAGATAAAAAAAACTACGTGTATTACAAGTATTAAAGGTATTGCGAGTACTCTAGTAACTAACATTAGTAGTTGAAATAATAGAAATAATATATCACTCCTATATACTGAGTCGTTTGTCGGGAACTTATTATGTTCGCTTTCACATCTATCATCAAGAACGTTTTTTATAGATACAAATCTATTTGGTAATGTTCCTGTTCTAAACCTATCAATCATTTGAGATACCGTATACACTTTATTATATACCATAGGGTAGAATGTGTCTTCGCAATCAATTGCCGATTGTGTGTCAGCATAATCATCCCAATCAAGACTAAAAGAATAAGATTTTTGTTGTAAATTTACATCCACAGAATTTCCTGCGGAATCCCAACCATATTCTCTAATATTCGGTACTAAAAAATACCCTCTTTTTATGTTTTCAGATAAAGATGGTGATTGATTCCATTTTACTTTAAATCTATATTTAGCAGTTGTTGGTACACCTATTTTTGGATCGTTTGAGATTACTCTTTCTCCGAACTCATTTGTTGTTATATAATCCATATTCATTGGTATATCTAACAACCAAGTTCCGTCTTCATCTATTACTTGACCCCCATTGTCCAAATCAAAACTTTCAAGTATTGGTCTACCATTTGAATCATCGAATATTGTTTGTCTTATCGCCAAAATTTGTCCGGGTCCTGCAACTAAATTACATAACTCACCTTGTTTAAATTTTGGTTTACAATTTTTTCTTAATGACAATGTTTCTAAGTCGGATATCATCGACCCCATAAAAATTGCTGTAGGTTGTATTGTAATATTCAATTCTTCAGATAAATCAAAATCAACTCTAGTTATACCTAAATTACATACTTCGGGTTGTCCCCATAACGGCTCAACATTTGTTTGTTTATCAATTGTTACAATTTGCGGTAATCTAGATAAATTAGACGCGGTTTTAAATTTAGTACCGGCGACTTGTTCTTCATTAGCAACACCAACCCTGATTAAATCTTGTGGTGATTGTGAAAATTCTCCAATATCAGACAAGTCAACATCCATATGAATTTGTTGTTGTCCTACAGGAACACCAAAAATCATAAAATCACCACTATCATTCGTTACTGAAGTATATTTATAATATTTGTCAAAAACCTCAATTATTGTTTGGTTAGTTAGTACTTCATCTTTTGTAAAAAAACTACCTGTCGGTGAATGTTCACTATATGATTTAACTTTAGGTAGGAGATTATATCTATAACCATCATCATTAGTATCCGTTAATTTTTTATAAGGATATAATTCGGTTATTACTGGATTGTTTTCATCTTCATCGGTTAATGGAACAAAGATAGAAACTTTAGAGTTAGGTATTCCAAACCCTCCATTAGTCGTAACTCTACCTATAACAACTCCGTAATCTGAACATTGTCTTGTATAAATGTCTGTTTGACTAATTTTAAAAGACAAAACTTCTAAAAACTCAAAATCTTGGTCTAATAATACTTTAATTGATTTGTCCTTACCTACTTCGGTTCTAACCCTATATGAATTTGACATTTACTTAATAATCTTTTTTTTGATAAATAGTTTATGACCTATTTTTCAAAAATATAGTTTACGATTTAATAAAATAAATTATCAGGAGAAATTAACGGATTTTAGATTTTTAACTCTAATGTTAATATCTCTACTTGGAAATCTCACTTGATATATTTGTGTTGGTTCCGCGAAAATCGTATCGTCTATTAACTCTATTTGTTTTGTTGCCGGGTTAGAATATCTTTGAGATGTTTGAGATGATGAGTATTGTCCTCCTACATTATTAAAAACTGAAATGTCTGATAAAGATATTACCCCGTTTTCACTTTGTATTTGTCTTCTTAATTCTGATATATTAACGTTTTTACCTAATTGCATATTGTCGGGTGAAAAATAATTAGTAACAAGATTGACAACACTTGATATTACGTTTCCTTGGTTTTGAGTGTTATCTAACACAATATCAATACCTAATGATAAATCAATAACTTTTGCGGTTTCAACTGAGATATAATCATTCATCATTCTATAATTAGATAAATAATTAGCAATATTACTTTTTAAAGTGTTTGAAACAATGTCTGTTAATACCCCATTTTCATCAAATGAAAGAATTTTTATTTTAATTTTATTATCTTCTTCAACAATAGCCACTTTAGCCGGAGCTCCGAATTGGGATGGCATTGTTCTTAAAATAGAATCGTAATCATTAACCGTAACTGCTCTATTTTGAGACGCGAAATTAAAACTAACTAAATTTCTAATTTCTTCAAGTGTCGGTAAACCCGCACCCCCAATAGCTGCCGTCACATTATTACACCTTAAAGAATTGACAACATTAGCATTTACGCTTGTTGATGGTCCGTTTACAAAAAATGATACGGTTCCAATTTGAGTTATAACATTAACCCCTAAATTACTTGTAGTTCCTCCACCAATTCTATATTGAATGAATAGTGTTGAGTTAGGTTTTAGGGTACTGCCTAAGGCGAAATTATTTGAATATTTATATAAATCTAATTTATATCCGTTTCTCGCGAACTCTCTTAATTGTTCGTCAGCAGATTGTGAACCGCCGCCAAAAGTTAGTTTACAAAAACCTTCAGGTGTATATTCGGTAATGAATTTATTATTCGCCGTTACGTATTTTCCAACTTTAATACCCGGATTGTCAGATGTTTTTGTAGGATCTTCAATAAAAACTCTATCTTCAGCAAGAGCTTTAACTTCGTACCACCTGTTCTCGGTATTTAAAAATTCTTGCGAATTAGGAACGTTCGCGTATTGTGTCCCATCCTTCAATATTACACTTGTTACACCTAAAACATTTTTTTCGGGTAAAAAAAGTTCGTAAAATGGTTTAACTTCTTGTGGGGTAATAACTTTCTTAAATACTTTAGTAATCCCATTAACAACGGTTTCTCTTTTAGTTATCGTATAATTAACCAATCTATTAAAACTATCAAAATTTGGTATTTTTACTCTATTTGGATATCCTTCAGCGTTTGTTGGTGAAGTAAAGTCAATATCGTATACGGTTTCAAAAACTTGTCCTGCCCCAATAACTTGAGATCCTCTTCGTAAAAGACCACAATACCTTAAATCCTCAGCATCACCATTTGCCGGAACCGTTATCGAAAAATCAACTAACGCGACTGATGGTCTTTGTCCGGGTATCTTTAATCCGTAAGTTCTTGCGATATTATATACTGAAGATTTTTGTTGTGCGTATTGTAGTACCGTTTCTTGTATACTCCTGTCAATATTAAATTGTAGATTATCTGTTACCGCAGCATTTAAATCAATTAAAACTGAAAATATCGAGGCGTCATTGAAATTTTCTACTACTTCAGGATAATAAATTTTTGTAAAATTTATTAATTCTGTTCTTATGGAATCAAAATCTCTTGTAGTGTAGGATATTTTTTTATTTGCCATATTAGTTAAATATTGATAATTACAAAATCGCTAGCGTTAAATACACTATCAGTAATGATGTAATCTATTTTTATTTTTGCGGTATGTTCTTTAATACCTATATTTGGAACGGTATATACTCTTTCTCCATTGTCAACATAAGTCCCTTTATTTTCCTCATCCTCTGAAGCATCTTTTATTTCAATACTCGTTATTGTCATATTTGGTATATACTCTGAAACACTATCTCTAATTTCAGACTCTAATTGTGAAAATGTTGGTCCGTCTAATGGTTCAAAAATATATTCATATAATCTTGTTCCGAAATCAGGTAAATAATACCTTGTACCCTTTCTAGTTAGTAATAAATGAACAAGATTTGACCTTATTTCCTCGTCTTGCGAATCCGATAAATCAAAATATGTTCCAACAAAAGAATCTCTAAATGGGAAGTTTATTCCGTAACTCATAACTATTATTTTATTATAAATATAATATAATACAAAAAATCCCGACATTATGTCGGGATTATTGTCGGGATTATGATGAACATCCAAAACATTCAAATTCAGAATCTTTTGGTTTTTCAGGTAGATTCATTTTTGAGAAATCTACTTTAGGTTTTTCTATCGTTTTAGGTTTTTCAACTTTAGATATATCAACCGCTAAGTGTTTTGCTCCCGTTGAAATTGCCTTTGTTCTAACATAATAACAAAGTGTTTTTAATCCTTTCTCCCAAGCGTGGAAGTGGGATGATGTTATTTTAGATATTGACGGATTCCCCATATAAATGTTCATTGATTGTGATTGGTCAATGAATGGGGCTCTGTCAGCCGCCATATCAATAAGTTCTCTTTGTGATATCTCCCAAATTGTTTTGTATTTAGGAATTAAATGCTCAATTCTCTTAACTTTCTTATGGTAATTTTTTTCTTCAGTATCCAAATACTTGTTAAAGTTAATATTTTGAATTGACCCTTCATTTAATATAATTTCATTTTTTAAATCTTCACACCAAATTCCAAGTTTTTCAAAATCATTAATTAAATATTTGTTAACAATCATAATTTCACCACCAACAACTCTACGATTAAAAATAGCTGAATGAGCCGGTTCTGTCATCTCATATGAACCTGTTATTTTAGCAGAACTCGCCACAGGCATTTGAGCCGTAAATAATGAGTTACAAACTCCATACTTTTTAACATTTTCTTTTAAATCCTCCCAAGGCCATCTTCCCGATAAATCTTGTTCTTTTAATCCCCACATATCAAACTGAAATACTCCTTTTGACATAGGTGAACCTCCAAAGAATTCATAAGGTTTATAGTTACCATCAATACAAAGTTTATTACTTTCTGAGATTGATGCGAAATAAATTGTTTCAAATATTTCTTTATTTAATTTACGAGCCTCATCGGAAGTAAACTTATAATCCATAATATAGAATACGTCAGCCAAACCTTGTGTACCAATCGCAATAGCTCTTTGTTCAAGTCCACCTTTTCTACCTTTTTCTGTTGAGTAATTGTTAATATCGACAACTTTGTTTAAAGCTCTAACCACTTTTCTTGTTTCGTTATAAAGTAAGTTAAAATCAAATTTACCGTCAATAATAAAGTTCTTTAATACCATAGATGATAAAGTACAAATAGCGGTTGTTCTTTCATCAGTATATTGATAAATCTCATTACATAGGTTTGATTGTTTAATTACACCTATATTTTGATGATTCGTCTTATTGTTTGCATTATCTTTAGAACATAAATAAGGAACACCTGTTTCTACTTGAGATTCTACTACTTTAGACCAAACATCTTGAGCTTTAACTTTCTTACCCAACCCCATAGAAACCGCCTTGTCGTAATTTTCTTCATATTCTTGACCATAACATTCTTGTAGTGGTTTTATTCCCGCTCTTTTAATGTCGTTAGGACAAAACAAATACCAGTCAGAATTATTTTTAACCGCCCTCATAAAATTATCAGGAATCCAAAGTGCGGTAAATAAATCTCTCGCTCTTAATTCTTCGGCTCCCGTATTCTTTTTAATGTCTAACAAATCGAAAATATCTTTATGCCAAGGTTCTAAATAAATCGCGGCACTTCCAGGTCTTCTACCTTGTTGATTAAAGAATCTTAGTGATTCATTAACTATTTTAAGATATTTTAAAAGACCTCCCGCAAAACCTCCTGATGATGATATTCTACTTTCTTTACTTCTTATATTAGACATAGATAAACCAATACCTGCCGCGTCTGATGAGTATGTTGATATATCATTTAAGGTGTGTAATAATCCTTCTCTTGAATCTGAATTGTTATAATGTAATACACAAGAAGCTAATTGCGGAACTTTTGTTCCTGAATTAATCATTATTGGTGTTGCTGGTGAAATTAACTGATTAGATAATGAATTATAATAATCAACCGCCTCTTCAAATGTTTTAGTTACCCAAACCGCAACTCTCATATACATATGTTGAGGTCTTTCAACAACTTTACCATTTGGTAATTTTAAAAGATACATTTCTTGTAATGATCTCCAAGCAAAATAATCAAAATTATAATCGTTTTCGTGATTAATTACCTCATCAATCTTTTCTTTACCATAAAGAACCATAGTATCAATAAATTCATTATTAAGAATTCCACTACGATGTAATTCCATCATAGTATCGTAAAAACTTGGATTAGTTTCTTTATGATAAGACGAAATCGCTACTGACGATGCTAGTCTTGAATAGTCGTGATGACTTCCAGTGTAAGCGGCGGCGATTTCATACACCAACTTGTCAAGTTCTTTTGTGGTGATACTACCTTCAACCGGTACTGATGTTATTACTTTAATAAAAATCTCATCAGAATTAACACTAAGACCTTTTGAGGATCGTTTAATTCTATTATAAATCTTTTGTGGATTGAATGAAACTTCGTCCCCTGCTCTTTTTTTAATCTTCAATGACATCATAATTAGAAATCCTCCGTAAAATTGATTGTTTCGTTTAACTTAGCTTTTTGATATTCAACGGTTCTTGATTCAAAGAAATTGCCCTTTGTCTCAACCGCAATTTGTTCCATAAATTTAAATGGTTGTTCAACATTAAATTGTTTTTGACATCCCATTTTAATTAAAAGACCGTCAACAACAAATTCAAGATATTGTTTCATTAAATTTGAGTTCATACCTATTAATGATACAGGTAAAGATTCTGTAATAAATTCTTTTTCAATCTCAAGTGCAGATAATAAAATTTCTTTTATTCTTTTTTCGCTTGGTTTGTTTTCTACGTGATTATTTAATAAATGAATAGCAAAATCACAATGTAAGTTTTCATCCTTAAAAATTAAAGAATTTGCGTTACATAATCCTTGCATAACACCTCTCGATTTTAACCAAAATATAGAACAGAAAGATCCCGAAAAGAAAATACCTTCAACCGCTGCGAACGCTACTAATCTTTCTTGGAAAGACGCATTATTAATCCATTCTAAAGCCCATTTAGCTTTCTTTTGAACCGCAGGTAATCTATCAATAGCATTAAAACACTCATCTTTTTCTTTAGGATTTGATACGTAAGTATCAATTAATAAAGAATACATTAATGAATGAATGTTTTCCATCATTAACTGAAATCCATAAAAGAATTTTGCTTCAGGGTATTGAACTTCTCTGTAGAAATTCTCCGCTAAGTTCTCATTAACAATTCCATCTGATGCTGCGAAGAATGAAAGGACATTTTTAATAAAAAATTGTTCATTCTCAGTTAATTTTTCCCAATCTCTAATGTCCCCTGTTAAATCAATCTCTTCAGCCGTCCAAAATGCCGCTTGATGTTGTTTGTAATACTCCCATATATCGTGATATTCGATGGGGAATATAACAAATCGATTAGGATTCTCTTTTAAAATTTTTTCCATACTTTAATTAATTATTTTGTTGTCTTTGTTTTCTTTTTTCTAGTAAGTCTAGAACTCTTTTTCTATTTTGTTCTTCTTTCTGTTCCTCTAACCCTAAGAATGTTACGGAACTTTCTGTATCAATTTCTAACATTCCGTTATCAAATTTACAATTTTCAAAAACAACACCATCATCACCAATACGTGACTTAGTAATTGCAATTGTCGCCAATTTCATTTCTTTTTGTTGTAATGTTTTTGCTACGGATATGATAACGTGACCAACTTGAGCTTTCTTAATTGACCCTCCCATTTGGTCGGTTGTAACTACCTCAGATGAAATTGAACTTCTATTGCCTTGTGTTGCCGTCCATCCTACGATAGATAATTCGTGACACATCGCTTCAAAAGCTCTCATAACTGAACCTTCAGATTTCCATTCATCACCTAAATTCTTATCGGGTACCACACAATCAATATAATCCAATAAAACCATATCAATTTTAATACCATCGGCAATCATTTTTCTAATCTGATTTTTTATTTGTAACATTGTCATCGTGTCCGAAGGTAGTTTCTTTAAAACTAACTTATTTGGCATAGTGTCTCTAATCTCTTGGACCTTATTCATAACTTCCTCCTTTTTGATTGTTAACTCATCAGGATGTACTTTAGTCCAAAGTGTGATGTGTTTTCTTTGTATAATCTTAGGATTATCTTCAAAGAATATTTGTAACACATTGTGACCTAAATTATAAGCGTGATTAGATATTTTTGTTAAGAATGTAGATTTTCCTACACCTGTTGGCGCAAGTATCACTCCAATTTCTCCCTTAGCTAAACCACCTTTTAATAGTCTGTCAATTCCAGGTATACCCATTGGTATTGGGTGTCTGTAATCTTCATTTAAAACTTCATCTAAATTAAAGAATACGTCTGACATTCCATCTTCTCTTTCACCTACTTGTAAAGCCTCTCTAACCAAGGTTTCAAGTTGTTCGTAATTTTCAAACTCACCTCCATCAATAACTTTTTGAGCTTTAGTAATAGCCTTTTGAAGTTCTTGTTGTTTACAGAACTTCATAGCCTTATCTTGAACAAATAGACTTCCTTCAATTGGTGAATCTTTAATTTTAATAATCGTGTCTAATACTATTTTTGACGCCAATTCTTGTTGTAACTCAGATTTAGTTATTTGTTCAAGTGTCTCAAAATTAGGAGTGTGTTCATATTTTGAATAATATTCTTTAATCATTTGGAAAATGATTTTGAAATATTTGTTTTCAAAATACTGAGTTTCCATCACGTCAATAATTGACCTTGAAAACTCTTTGTCCAGTATAATTTGATTCAATAATTGTAGCTGAAATGTACTACCCAAATAATCGAAGTTTTTGTTTGTCGCCATATTTTTACCCTTTTCGTATTTGATAAATATTCTTAAATAGTATTAACTTCAAGGTAATTGTAAGTTAAATTTTCGGATGAAAAAATGTCAGTTAGACCCGAAAGAATACTTTTTATACGCGGGCGTATGTCTACGGTGTATCTTATTTTAGGAGGATAAAGTTTAGCATCCATCCTTCTATGACAAATTGTCTTATCACCTTCTCTTAAAAAGATGTTAAAACTTTCAGGACCATCTGTATAAGATGTGTTAAGAACTTCAGGGTTGTTCGCGATTTCATACTCGTTGTCCATCATATAAACAACCGTCTTCATTTTTAACTCATATTCGAGTTCACTTTTTAAATCTTTAATAAACTCATACAATTCGGCAGAATTTTTAGCCTTTGAATTGTAGTCTCTAACATTAAAGTATCTTTGAACGATAATGTTGTCATTAACCATTAACACGAACTCTAATTTGGTTGCGTCTTGTTGTTCTTTCATATACATATTCATTTTTATTTTTTTGTTTGATAGTTTTTCTTTTCTTTTCTTGTTAATTTTAAAAATGGTTTTAAAAAGTTGACCCAAGCGTCATCGGTTTTTGGTAAAAACTTAAATAAACCATCATCCATCATAAATTTAATTAAATTTCTATACCCCCTACCTTCAGGATCCAACGTTTCTTTATAATAAAGTTCAACGATTTCTTTACCTTCTTCTGTGATAATTGGTTTTGATAAGTCGATAATTTGTTCGTTAATTTGAAAAAACTCATTACCATAAATTCCCGTTTTTGTTCTACCTGTTAGTAAATTCTTTAAAACCTTGTTTTCTTTGTCTTCTTTAAGGAGGAGTTCCGCCTTAATTAAAATATCGGTAAAAGAAACTTCTTTTTCAAGTATCTCGGGAAATAATTTTACTAAAGTTTTTTCACCTAAATAATAGATACCATCAATATTGTCTGACTTATCACCCATTAATATCTTACAAACTTTAACATTTTCGTGCGGAACCTCAATTTCATACAATTTAATTTTGTCCCCAAATTTATACAATTTTTTTGAATTTGGGGAATAAATTGAAACATTTTTAGAAATTAATTGTGATAAATCTCTATCACCTGAAAATATTGTAATTTGTTCGTTTTCAGATATTTGACAATAATACGATATTAAATCGTCTGATTCGTTTTTATCAACAACAATCTGACGAATAAACATTTCCTCTAAGTATTGTTTTACTCTTTCTTTTTGTTGACTAAATGATAATTCCTTTAACGGGTCATCACCACTTTTTCTGTTTTCTTTGTATTGGGGGTAAATTATTTTTCTTGATAGCGAATTTTGTTCTCCATCCCAAAAAACCAATACTTTGTCAAAATTATATTCTTCAATAAATTTACGTGTGGTGTTTAGAAAGTACCATATACCTCCTACGTGTTTTCCTTCGTGATAGAAATCTTTGACTCCGTGGAACCCTATTTTCAGTAGGTTATTCCCATCAACAATAAGTGTTTTAATCACTTTTTAATTTTTTTAATTTTCAAAATCGTTTGATTCTTCTAATGAAAAATCATTACTACCCATTTTTGTCGCCCAATAATCCGCATATTGTTTTTTGTACTCGTCAATAGCCTCTTTTGTGTCGGGTATATACCCATTATGAACCGCTATAATCTTACCGTCCTTATATCCAAGACCATTTACGTGATTTTTTAATATTGATATTTTAGTTCTAATTGCGAATGATACTTTTCTACCGTTCTTAGTTGCGTCAATATGATTAATTCCCGCCTTTTTTTGATTCCCAAATAAGAAAACCAATGCCGACGCTAACCATATTGCCTCACCCCCCTTGCTCTTAATCTCAGGTTGCCCAAATGGATTATCTGGTAACTCCACCCACGGTTGGTTGACCACCACCATAGTTGCGTAAAATGGAAAATCCTCTTTTTTAGTCTTAGATATTCTTGCCGAAATACCCATACCAATTTTATCTGCTAATGTCGCGGCATTATGTTGTTTACCTCCTTTACCATCGTATGTCATCTTACAAGGAATACTACCTATACTATCCCATAAAAATAAAATATCATATGGTATATCCCCTTTCTCTTGAGCGTCTAAGACTTCGTTTATAAAATCTGTTGCTTGCTCAATATAGTCGAACGAATCATTAAAGATGAATTGACCCTCCCATTCACCATTCTCGTTTTTTGACGCGTCTAACCCTAATTCAACCGCGTGTTCCCACGACCATTTACGTTCGGTTATAATGAATACAGGTAAATGACCTTTTTTCTGAGCATCAACCGCCGCCAAAATCATTGCGGTTGTTTTAGAGGAATTTGAGTGTCCTAAATTCATATTGATTGCTCCCATAACAGGTCCCGGTAATCCGCAAGCCTCCATAAAAGCTTCACCACAATTATAAAATTGTTCAGGTTTGTATTTTGTTTTTGTGGAGAATTTCTCCTTAATTGATTTAAAATCTGTTTTTTTTATTGCCATATCATTTTAATTGATTATAATAATTATCGGTAAATTTTGGTTCTAAATCAATATTTCCTTCTATTTTATCACATAATCTTCCAACCCACTCATTAACTCTTTCTTGCGAAATATCTCCCATACCTGAAACGTGATATGTATTCATTCCCCACCTATAAATCATTGTTGGGTTTTCAACCGATTCGTGTATTTTACCATTATTTTTAAAAGTAATATCAAAATCTTCTCCAAAACTTTTATTAGTGAATTTAACTTTATTTAAGTATTTTTTAGTATAAACGTTCCCATTATTAACATTACCTCCAACGTTTACAAATTTGTTATTAACAAAATAATAATGTTTATCTCTACGATAAATCTCATACCCGGGGTTTTCCTTAATCTGACTTTCAACTAAACTTAGGGCATTTGGACATAATAAATCATCATCATCTAATCTATAGATATATTCATATTTACATTGGTCAAATGCCCATTTTAATTTTTGT